CCTTACCGGCTTTATTCCAGCCATCGGTGAAATCTTTAGCTGCCTTACCACCATACTTACCTAAAGTACGTCCAATCAATGTGCCAACCGCTTCACCAGCTGGACCACCGAGCATAAAGCCAATTCCACCACCGATTACTCCACCGGCAGCTTTACCAAAGCCTTCAAATTTCTGTTCTGGATTCTTCGCTTTTAATGCTCCTACAATATCAGCACCAGCACTGACCGCAACGCCAGCAGTAACACTGGCAGTTGCTAATTTAGAACCAGTAGACATATTTCCAGCACTTGTACTAGAAAACTTTCCACCTTGAAATCCTTTACTAATGAATTTAAATAAACTACTAAAGTTATTTTTTGTTTCTGAAATAAATTCTGCTATTTTAGCTTTGGAATCATTCAATCCGGTAACACCAAATCTAAGTACCTTTTTAGCGTTATCGCCCTTTCCAACAACTTTAGTAAGTAAGCCACCTTCTTTACCACCAATACCAGCAATCTTTAATAGTGGATCGAAGGCGCCTTTGGCAAGCTTAAAACCCTTCATTGCTACAAAATAACCAGCGATAGCTTTGATAGCGGTTTTATGCTTAGCGATAGAACTCAATATACTTTCAAAAGTTTTTAATGGATCAGCTGAATTTTTAGCATTTTTATCTGTTAAGCCGAACATACTAGCAATAGTAGTCATGATTGACTTCATATCATTCCAAACGGCTTTACCAAAGATTGAAGCTATCTCACCGACATCTTTACCAATTTTCATAATGGTATCTTTATGACCATCAACATATTTGATGATATCACCAATGCCATTTAAAACAGTGGCTGTGGCTGACCCAATAGCTTTTGAATACTTTTGCATCGCATCATCTGATAAAAGATCACGAATAGCACCACTTGCTGATTTAGTAGTATTGAAGGTTTGTGACATGATGTCACCCATCAACTTGCTAAATCTTGAATGGATATACATTCCCATACCCATGTATGATGTCATGGCTTCTTGAGTACCACCAGAATACTTCTTACCTAGATAAGAAAGTGTTTCGGTAAATTGTTCGGCACTCAGTTTACCGGCTGCAGACATAGCATAGAGTTCCTTCATTGACTTACCGGTAGCTTTTTGCAAAGCTTCACCGAACATAGGAAATCTATTAATCATGACGGCCATATCTTCTGAACTGGCTTTACCGCCGGCAACAATCTTAGCAAATTGCTCACCTGATTCAGCTAGTGCATCATTTGACATATGTAGAGTTGAACCCAAGGCGATAAATGAATTAGTCCAGTCCTTAGTTTCAGCAACATTTGAATGAACGTGGTAGAACGACTGAGACATTTTGTTGATCGTATCAGCTGCATAAATAGAGTGCTGTGACAAAGAATTAATATAATCAACTAAAACTTTCCCATCTCTGGGTGCTTCCGTTGTCAGTGAAGTCCAAACGGTCTTCATCGTATCTTGTTCCTTGTTGTACTCCATACCGGCTGCAGTTGCTGATTTCAAGCCACTTGTTAGCTGCATTAGTCCATTAGAAATCAATTGACCAGCAAAGGTACCAGCTATTATTTCTTTAAGATGACTAAATTTCTTTGTAGCAGTATCAACTGATGAAGTATTAACATTGATATCTTTTGTAACAGGCTTAGACATTTCATCAATCGCACTTTTGATTTTTGAAAAGTCGCCTTGATTGGCGACAAAGTCTAATTGAGTGCGTGCTTCTTTTGGCACCTTATGAAACATGTCCATGAAGCTGTTATAGTGCCGTTGATCTGCTATGAAATCAAGCTTGGTTTTCTTCTCTTTAGGTAAAGAATCGTAATCTCGTTTAGCGGCTTCAAGTGCTTGTTTATCAAACTTTGTTTTTAACTCTGTTTGAATATTTTTAGGTAAAGTATTCAAATAGCCTTCAAAACTAGAAAAGCCACTGTGATCGGCAATGGCTTTTAGCTGAGTTTGAATATCCTTAGGTAATCCTTGAATTTTCTGATCAAAGGTAACGATTTTCTGCTCATCGGCAGTAACATCAAGTCTTACGTTCTTATCTTTGATGTTATCCATTGCTTGTTTAACTCTCTGAGCAGTTGGAGTTAACTGATCTTTACCAAGAAAATTAATAACTTTGTTTACTACAATATCTGACATCTATTCTCGCCCCCTTTCCATGACCAGATCATGAAACGCTTTTGCACTGATTTGTTTTCTTTGAATGTTGTCCGACTCCTTGCCAAAATTGGTAGCAAAATCTTTAACCTCAAAAAGTGAAGATTCAATTGATCGATTTTGTGTTTCAATATCTTCAATCAGACCTACTGGCCTTACCATTGAGGATTTAAGACGTTCATTCTCAAGATCGTCATATTGAGCAAGCAACGCTCCACGACACAAATCATTAAATTCAAAGGGAGTTAACTTCCAAAAATCATCAATATTTGTAATACCGATAATTCTTCTAGCTCTACTTATCTGCTCATCCAAATCAAATTGATTTACTTGCTTGCTTCTTTGATTCTCTTGTTTGCTTCCTTCATGTTTTCTTCGAGTTGATCGATTTGAATTTGAGTCATTTCTTTTTCTTCGGTTTTTACCGATTTCAATTCCAAACTCTTCTTCATACCTTTGATCAAACGATCTCCGTATCTCATCCACTCGCTTATTTTCGCTTTTAAAAAACCTGCGTTAATTAGTCCCTTAATAATTTCGCTAGTAACTTCGTGGATATCGTCAAATCGACCATCTTTACTTAATTGATCAACCAACTCATCTTCTTTAAGCAGATTTCCAGCCACAGCTTTAAAGAAAGTAATCACTGAATCTACATTGTCAGCAAATAAACCATCTAAAAATGAATTGAATTTTTCAGTACGTTTATCCTTGTCTTCACCAGCAATATTTTTGTATAAAAGGTAATTAAAAGTAGGTGTGGCTATTCCTTTTTTTGTCTCTAAAGTTAGCATTTTAATTTCTCCTAATAATTTGATTCCGTCCACCACCGCTCAAGTGTGTGAGTATGCACTTGATTAGATACTAAACGGTCGGCTTAGTATTCGAAGGTACTGGTGATCCTGTACTTGGTCCCGTACCTGATCCTGTACTTGAACTTCCTGAATTAGATGGAGCAACCAGTTTAGAAGCTCCAGGACCCATGACATCTTCACCAGTTGTTGTATCTTGAACTGTAATGGTTTCATCATCGGCAGTATTATCAACTGTCTTCCCGTTGTCTGTACCAATGTCACTTGGATGTGCCCAGTTGTAATACTTATCTAAGTCATCAAGTACACCATCTTCAAAATCAGATTCGTCCAATTCAAAAGCATTCTCATCAGAATTAATTGCTCGTTCAACACCATTGACTTCAAATTGAAGATTGGATGTAACGATTCCACCAAGTGCTTCAGTATTTGGCAAGTTAGGAACATAAGATTGAGAAAATTGTGCTTGAACTTTACGATTTGGCTTTGTTCCATGAAGCGTATTTAGGTCAACACGCCATAAGCCGATTAATTCACCTTTTTCCCATGCTGCATATAGATCCCAATAGAGATCTTTTCCATTGTTGGCAGGATCATCAAAGATAACATCGACTGTTCTTTGTTGATTAATTGCACCAACACCCTTAGCCGTTCCACGCTTAGTGGCGGTTGATTGAACTGCTCGTGTGTTAGTACCTGATGTAGCACCCTGTTGACCTAAAATATGTGCCTTATTAGCTACTGGCTCGTGCATAAAGCGCTTATACAGATAGATGATTTTATCTGCATCGCGGCCTTTAAAGGCCTTTTTGAATTTATTTTCTGTTTGTGTATTGTCAGCCATTTTATTTCCTTCTTTCAAATTTTTTGGTAAAAAAATAGACATTCACTTTTGAAATGAATGTCTAAATAAATGATTTTTCTGTTATGTTGTAATCCATCGTGATTGTTACATGCCTCAATGATTGTGAAGTTGAATTATCAATTACTTCAACTTGATTGAAAGCAACAGATGAGCAATTATAACTTGATAATCTCAAATATTTCAGATACTCACGTATGCTGAAACATGT